CATTGCATCTGTAGCACTAACTGCTAAGACAGTGTGATAACCATCGGATGCACCCATCCCATAGATTGCAAGACGCTGGCCCAGGACCGACTCTACACCACTCCCACGCACAAGCCACTTCTGCGAGGATTTGCCCTCCTGCCCAAGTGGCTTCTCAATGCTTTCTATGACACCAATATGCTCTAAACCGTTGTGGTAGTATCGTATGAAACCGCCCACTACGATTGATGCAGAGTTAATTTCATACTGACTTACTTGCATCTCCCACAGACTTACTTCATACCAATTTTCGGTGAATTTGAAGTAGATATAATCGTCGATGATACCACTTCGAACCATTGCAGAAGTGAATACTTCAACCGGTACAATCTTGTGTGCGACATATGTCTGGTTAAAATCTGATGGAGAGGTGAAGTCTTGGTCCACCACCATCCAATCAACGACACCCCAATCTATAAAGGAAGATTCGTAGGGTTGAACGATCGCCATGATTATACTCCAGAATACCTATCGCTTCTTGTGACTGTTGCCGTGACTGCAGGATCTGCCGTAAGATACGTGAAACTAATGACGTTCTCTCCCGGCTTCAATAACCAGAACACCGAACTTGCATCCAGATATTGGAATCCGTTTACTGTTGTCGATGCCGAATAATCAAAGTAGGTAATAGTCTTGTTACCAAAACCTGTGGTTACTGTAAGCACATCATTGGCATCCATATCCAATGTGAACGAGAAATATTCTCCAGTGGTAACATTAGTCACCTTGGGGTTAGACACATCGCCAGTAATAACAATTGTCGCCGCAGCATCGATATCCCCATAGTTGATAAGGGTCTTGATTGCGAGGTTGCCTGCAAGAGTGATTGGGAACGTGATAGGGAATGTTGCTGCTGTAGATGCACCTAATGAGTCTGCCTTAGAATCTGTATACCAGAAGGGGTCATGTGCCACTAAGCTAACTCTCACCAGTTGGTGCATTGTCCCACGAATCATGGGACTGGGAGAGATTGTTCCGGAACAATTTAAATGAAATACAGTTCCGTCTTCATATTCGAACGCCACTACTCCTGGGCCACCCATTGGGTTAAATACCCTTACGAGTGTGAGAACCGCTTGCTGGATATCCGTAAGTGAAGGTGCTGTCACCATCACACTAAAGGAGATCTTGCGTGGGTTGAACCGTGTGTCAAGGCGAGTAACCCCATCCTGGAACGGGGCTACCGTTGTCATAAATGCGATGTCAGCAGTCGAGAACCCATCGTAATCCTTGAGAAGTTTATAGGTGTTCCCATCCTTTGAGAACTCGATGCTGTCTCCGCCCGGGGATGTCCATGTCAGTTTCATATTGTCTTACCTCCTGTTACAGTGACCCACTGCTTGAACACGTTGACCGAGTCATCTTCAAGGACTGCGGGCTCCTCTTCGTGTTTGAATGAATATCCGTGTTTATATTCGAAACCCGTTGCACCTCCGATGCGAGCATTCACGTAGGTGGATGTGGCCGATATTGTGTCAAGGTCTAGAATGTGTTCGCGGTAGTTGTTCCGTTGTGCTGTGATTACATCTCGGACTTCTTCCGGGGTGAGTGCATAATACTCTGAGGGTTTGTAACCACAGAGCCCGTACATGTGTTCTTTATATGCCTCAACAACCACATCCGAGATCTTCAAAGTTTTAGCGCAGAGGGATCTGCTATCACCTTCTTCTCAGGCTCTTCTACCTGTGGTGCGTCGGATTCTGGTAACCAACCGTCCTCTCGCAATGCTAACTTTATCTTACCATACAGGAACTTAATGGCTTCATATGCGGACTTGTATTCTGATACGAACGCTTTCACGTCAAGGTAACATTTCTGAAACCCTTTGTTGTCTCGTGCATACGCGTGTTCCTCACCCGTGCGCGCGCCCGCGTGTAAGAAGATTGTTGCTGTAAGAATCCCAAAGCATTGTGGGGCCCAGAGTTGCAAGAACGAACCGTGCTCAGCCTCAAGGATCTGCATATCCTTAATAGAAAAACGGAGAGTGTATATTTCGCCTCCGATACTAACTGATATCACGTCCTCACCTGTGCTGCTAATGCCCTGCTAACTGCCATTGCGGTGTCGTTTGCAATCTGCTGGTCTGATCCCGTAGCGTATACTGTCAAGTTGATTGAAGGAGTATTCTTGTATGCTTCCCAGTTTGATAAGGTGGCACTTGCTATAGCACCACTAGTAGTAGCATATTTCCAATCAATGCTGGTATCACTGGGATCGCCCGTGATGGATTGACCTTTTGCCTTGGCGAGTTCAAGGATAGCTTGGATATACGGAGAGGTTGCCCGTTCGGACATTGCTGCCGCCCAGATAGCCTCAACCTGTGCAAATTGATCCCCATAGATTGGTTGCCCAGTGTATGCACCAAGGCCCACTCCAGTTGAGCCCGTTTGGTCTAATGAACCGTAGTTAACCGTCCCATCAGCATTGAGGTTGTCATATGCTGACCCCTGTGACTTCAGATTCACTACTTGGACGGGGCCATATGCATTGACACCTGCTCCACCATACTCATTGATTTCGGTAGTGCCAGTCCCCGCCGTTGTGGTTCCTGAACGTGTTGTACCACCATTACCTCCGCGGGTTGCAGATGCACCTCCTGCTTTCTCCCATGCTTCGTCGAATGCAGATTCGCGGTCCTTTGCAGTATACTCTGCAACATAAGTTATACCCTTCTGACGGATAGCCTCTGCACCTGTGAAATCTCCCTTGGTAAGTGCCTGGAGATATTCGATTCCAATACAGGCGAGTGTGATACCACGAACTAGGATTGTGAACGCGTCTACAGCGAGGTGTATACCCTCAACCATACTTCTAAAGAACTTTCCATCATCGAGTTCTAATAGTGTATTGATTGAGTTGATAAGTTCTTCTACAGCGGGTGATAACTCGGCACCAAGAACATTACCAGTCTCACTCATCGTGCGACCAAGGTCTTTGTATCTTTCTTCCAGGAGCCCCAGATCTTTCTGTTGTTTGTCTGTAAGAGAACTTGATTCCGCTAAGACTTGCTGAATCCCCGCTTGCCCAAGAATCATATAGCCCGCAAGGTCCTTATAGCCTCGGCCAACAAGGTCCATTGCCATGCCGTTACGCTCGGATGCGTTGGTAACTTTATCTAAACCCCCAACCATCTCTGGAAAGAGTTCCGTGAGTGGACGTAAGTTTCCCTCTGCATCATAGACAGAGATACCCATATCGGCCATTACCTGACGGGCCCTTTCTCCAGAGATCTCGGTATCTGATAGGTTAACGGACAACTTGCCCAGCATTGTGGCAAGAGAACTACCTGTTGAATCAGAATAAATAGCAACCTGATTCCACTTTGCCATTTCTCCCGCGGTGATACCTATTGTGTATCCTAGACGGTCGAACTCACAATACGCTTCATATGCATCCTCAGTCAGAGTGTTGATTGCGACTGCAGCGCCTATTGCAGCGGCACCAACTGCTGCTATTCCAAGAGACACTCCTGTGGTTGATTCAAACAGGGTGGAGAAGTCCTGTGTCAGATCTCCAGTTGCCTGCTTAGCCTCTCCGGTGTCGAGTGTAACTTTGCCTTTGACTACAAAATCTTCTGCCATTGTTATTCACCTTTTTCCTGACGAATGTATTTTCCAATTATCGCTTCACAATTCTGTTTGCCTAAATCAAAGGCTGGTCTCCAATGCGGTCGGGGCGCTTGGTAGAAAGTTCTACCGAGGCTATCAGTCAGGCCCATATATCCATACTCCAGTCTGGCAGACTGAGGAGCGGGGGACCCAATTGTCACTTCGATTGAGACATCGCTAACTACTGGTTCTTCTGTTCGAATTTCGCTTCGGTATTGCCCAGTATCAATGGGAGAGGTGCGTTGTACTTCTGCCTGTACATCTAACGCCGCCATGTGCACCCCTTTAATCGCACCTGCTGTTAGTTTTTCGAGGGTCATATTTATCTGTAGTTTCGCCTCCTCCGTGTACCATTCAACCGTCATGGTTCCTCCTAATTTAAAAATAAGTTATGATTATGCCGCGCCACGAGTGAAGCGGAAGGTATAGATCGTAGGCTTACATGCCGTCTTCTCAACAACCACAAACACAGTCTTGATGCTACCAGTTGGGTAAGATGCAAGGGTGTATCCGATTGCTCCAGATGCGACTGTGGATGCTACTACTGTACCGTCTACGTATATCGTCCCATCTGCTGCCACTGGAGTCATTGTAAAGCTCGCAGTCGTTGCCTGTGGGGTAGAATAATCGTAGATATAGGTCGTGCCCGCGAGTGCAGATGAGGTTAATGTAAACGCTCCTGCGTTCGGAGTAAGGGTCATGAACCCAGTGGTCAGAGCATATCCTGCACCAGTGACTTCGGTAACTGTGTCAGTGGGGGTAATCGTCACGCTCATGGTTGCGGCAGCTCCCTTGAGGGGGTGTGCCTGCGAGTATGAGGATACGAATCCGGGTACTGAGTATGTTGGAAGTCCTGAAGAGGTGGGGTAAACGAAGCGCCAGATACCAACGGTCTTTGCGAGTGCAAGGACTCGAAGGGCTGCCTGGGCAGTGTCGTTTACAAAGTTCGCCTTGAAAGTCAAATCTCCGAAGGATGCCTGACCAGGTATATTCACCTTTACGGGGGAATCGTGACTGGTAGCGTCAACCTTCTCAACGCTATATGCCGGAGAAGTTATCTCCGTTAATTCGGCGTATACGGTCCCATTGTAAAGGACCATTGCGCCGGTTGCCATCTTTGCTTGTGATGTCATCGGTAGTTCACCATGAAGTCTCTATGATACATCCAGATACCCGCGTCTGGATTGTTGTCACTTCTTGTTCCTGCATCCTCAATACCAACGATAATTACGCCCGAAAGCATGCAGTTAATTGTTTGATTTAAACTGTCTGCGATCAATCCAGAAATATCATCCGCCGCGCCATCACTGGTAGCGAAGATAGTAGTCTGTATGCGGGATATCCCATACGGTATATCCGTATCATTTGGCCTCTTATCATCAACTTTGGATACAACAATAGCGGGCAGTGTCGGGTCTGATGGGAGTTCGGCACGATAGACGCGCGACCCCACTTTGGCATACACGAGTGTATCTGCCAATAGTTTGTTTATTATAGCAAGGGTTACGTCTCTCATTACTTCACCACCACTGATATTGCAATTGCAAGGAACATTCCGATAAGAGTAAACACCGCAGATATGAATGCTGCTGAACGCGTAATACCTACTGCCTCACCCTTAGAACGTTCAGATTCCCGTTCAAGGATTGTGAGTCGCGCAAGTGCTATTGCTTCGCGTTGCTCCCATTCCTGTCGTGCCCACTTATCAAATTTATCCAGTCTATCAACTGCCTCTCGTAAGTATACCATGTCCTGTCTTAACGATAGAACAAGGTCTCTCACCTCTTGATGGTCTGAATAACTAACCCCACCAGTAACAACCGACTGATTGACGTCACGATTACCATGAATCGTGCGGGGTGGCATCAGCGCACCATCCAAGAGACACCGATTGCGAGAACTGATACAACCATCGATACTACGATTGAGGTATTTGTCGCGATTGAAGCGACACCTTTGACCCTCCCAATTTCTTGGTTGTTATAGGTCTCAAGTGTTACAATGCGAGTGTTGTTTGTCTTTGCCACCTCCACGAGTTCACTTATCTTCTGGTCGATGTGTTTAACATCAGACCGAAGTTCAATGACCATATCGCGGAGTTCTTGGTGGCTTCCACAAGTGGTCATAACAACCTCGCGAGTTTAGAGGTGTAATGGTGAAGTGTCCCGAGAGCATACGCAGGCTTGAGTTCGTTGATTGTATACGTGGCAGCATAACCTGAGTCTGTAGACGTAAGAGTGTCACCATCGTCCACAGTTACTGTTGGTGGCAGCATTACATACAGGCTATCCTGTCCATAAGTTACTTCCCCTGTAACTAACACGGGTGATGTCAACGAAAAGAATCTGCAAGAAATTGAGGAGGTTATAGGTGTTTTGGATTGCTGTCCGTAAGAGTCGAGAGTAATGGATGTTACACCATCAGCAACTGCGGCTCCGGGTATTGTCCCGTCATCAGATAGCAATTCGTTGTTCTGGAATACACCAGATATTGAGTAGATTACCAGGGTGCCGCTAGCAGCGCTTCCTGTACTTAGAATGGTGGCGGTAGCGTGAGATGTCGCTCCCGTGAGGGTTTTGCCAGCAGTGAATACTGCGGATCCGCCATCATAACTAAGGTTATATGTTAGGATCAGCCTCCTGGCTGTAGCGGTGTGTGGAGCAGAGAACATGTTAACATCGCCCGCCTGCCTTCATCATGTAGGACCTACGAGGGACAGTTAACGATATCTGTCTGCTTATGTAGTCATCGAGAGTTGCAAATGCTCGGGCCTCTAATGCCTTAACGGCTTCGGAGACATTGACTGATGAGGAGAAGTCGCCAGAACTGGCTTGTAATGAACCTTCCTGTAATCCAAAGAGTAATAACCCCGCCTGTGAAAACGACAGGGATGCCGACTTAGTTTCATCGCAGGCTGAGGCAGAGACTCCACGTGCCCTTAAGTACGCGGTCACCTGCCTATCAGCCTCGTCTATTATTGCCTGGAGTATTGTCGCGGAGCGAACGCTTCCCGTTACATTAGTGAGTTCGGTTGTTGTGCAAAAAGTCATCCTCCCACCTCGGGATTCTCTCTCCAATCATATTCTTCCTCGCAGCCATATGGGTCCACGGGGATTGCTTTCATAGTCATATTGCGGTCAAACTGGTCTAGTTTACCAATGATACCTCCGACAAAGTCTGAGGTCTCTAAAAAAGATTGGTCATCGGATGTGAAGTTATCTATCTCGCGGGTTGCGAGATATCTATCCTCATGCCACTTCCCAGACACGTATTTGCCGCTGTTCTGGGAGCAAAGCATTATACTTCACCCCGATTATACTGAGACGGTTCCGATCGCGTCAACTGCGCTGGCTGCGCCGTATCCCTGAACATCAAACCGCATTGAGAGTGAGATACCCTGCATCTGGCGGATTGAGTCAGCGTACTGTTCAACCTTGATGTCCTGCCTCATGCCGATTGCGCCTGCGCGTGATTTGTCGAGCATGATTAACATGGTGTCTCCGCCGGTGTCGGATTCCCAGATGCGGGAGAGCGGGGAGAGTGCTGCGGTAACGCCACACATGCGGGTCTCAAGGCCCATGAAGTTACCAATGCTGCCTGCCTGCGCAATGCCCTGCTGGAGTCCAGTCAGTGCAAAGCCCTCTGCAAGAGCGAGTGCATATGCGCCTGGGGTCAGGATGAGGTGGCTCGGGGAGACGTTGTCAGCGATCATTGCTGCGTGGAGTTCCATCGAGTGAACGAGTGGGGTGGTTCCGCCTGATGCAACGGTGTTTCCGCGGGAGTCCATGAGCTCGTAGATCGCGGCACGGTTGAGTGCGTTCTCCATCCGGGAGCCGGCCTTGCGGACTTCAGAGGCGATAATGTCGAAGAGTGCATCATCAATCATTTCGTTGGTGATGACTGGGCGAACACCATACTTCTTAGCGGTGAATGTGACACTGCCGTAGGTCTGGTCTTCAATCGGGATTTCTGCACCTTCTGCAACAACGGGTGCATAGGTTCCTGCCTCACCGTATGGAACAGAGAGAGCCATGCCCTTCATGTTGACGATCGGAAGAACTTCCCTCATACACTTCAGGGGCTCAGTACCCTCCATAACAGTTGCATAGATCTCAGTCGGAATAAGGGTGCTTCCCTGGATACCTTCTGAAATGAGCAGTTCACGAGCGTTGACGATCTTACCATCGAAGTCGTGGTATGAAAGTTCACGGGGAACTGTGCGTTCGACGGTGTGTTTGAGCTCTACCTGGCCCATTGCGTCCATAGCGAGGAATTCTGCGAGCCTGCGGGTGTGAATATCGTTTGATGCCATTGTGTTTCAACTCCAAATGTTACTGAAAAAGATTAAGAGATTAAATTACTTCTTGGTCAACTTGACCGAGCCTGTGATATATGCGTATGCGGGAACTGCCGTTGCCGGGAGTGCCTCAAGCATGTATCCAATGGGCTCTTCGCCACCAGATGTGGAGGCGTAAGCAATTACATGTCCTGCGGTTGTACCTGAACCCATAATCTGGGTCCCTGCTTCAAGGGCTGCACTATCAAGAGCGTTCTTCACTTTGACGATTGAGCCGATTGACGCGATGGTAACCTTCTGCCCAGCAGTTGCCTGCGAGAACAGTGCGACTCCGATGGGCGCAACGGTTGTTCCGGTAACATGTTTCCATACAGTCATTTCGACGCCAGTTCCGTGGAAACCGACGACATCGCCTGCGAGGATAGCCTCACCAGCGATCATATTGAGCACTGCACCAAGTCTTCGGGGCTTGGGGTCAAATGCTGCTTGTGCTATTGCTCCCATGATTATGCTCCATCATTGATGTAGTGGTGAGGTGTCAGAAGGCAGTACGCCTGACCTGATGCGGTCATTGCTGATAACAGAATTCCCACTTGGTAGTGTTCAGTCGTGTCAGTCTCTGCGGTTACACAGCCAAAGGCGGATGTTACATCTGCCTGGACTATGTCGCCTGCTTCCATGGTTGCAGTGTCATCACCATTCTGGACTTTGATGACTGTGCCTGGGCCTGCGACTGCTACGTGAGCGCCTGTGGCTGCACTGTGAAGTGCAACTCCAACCACTGCTGCGGTTGTTACACCGTTAGCGGGGTGGACTGTCCATGCGACGCCCGTGCCTGCGATTGCGACTACCTGACCCGCGAGGATTGCTTCTCCTGCAATGAAGTCAGTAAGGTCTGCAATGTAGAGTGGGTCGAGTTCATAGACGAATACCGTTGCTGGTACTACTGCTGCCATGATTATGCCCCCGTCGGGATAAACGTTGGTCCCGTGATTAACATGTATCCAGAGACAGAACCTACAAAGTCCTGCAGTGCAATACCGATTTCAACGCTGTCTGTTCCAGGTGCTGCGATAACCATTCCTACGGCTGCTGTTGAGCCTACGAGGTGGTCACCTGCATCAATAGTTCCGTCAGTTCCGTTAAGAACCTTGACTACGCTACCAAGACATGCGACTGCAACCTTCGCACCGGCTGCTGCACTATAGAGCGCAACTCCGATGGGTTTGATTCCAGTTCCTGCGGTTCCCCCAGTTACGGGTACAACTTCCCATGCAATACCAGTTGCTGCAAAGCCAACGAGGTGACCCTGAAGGATTGCTGATGTTGCGGTGAAGTTAATTACGGTCCCGAGCCTAAGCGGCTTGGGGTCGAATGCTGCGAATGTAGTGTTTCCCATGATTAGCCCCCAATCTGCCTGTTCTTCCGGTCAATATGAGCGGTAAACTCGGGCTCTTTGTATTCAACCTTCGGTGCAATTGGTGCTGCTGCGACAACAGGCTCAGAAGCGGGCTTTGACATAAGCTCCTTAACCATCTGACGGAGTTCAGCAATCTCTGCCTTGGCTGATGCCTCTTCCGCCAGTTCGCGTGAGTTGTCAACAACAGGCTCGGCCACCTGAGCAACCACAACAGGCTGCATTGCAGCGAGTTGCTTAGTCAGTTCCGCTACCTGTGTTTCGAGTTCTTTGAGTTCCATGATATCTTCCTGCACCACTGGTTCTGGTGCTGCGATTGGTTCGTCTGCACTAACCAGTGGAGCATCGTGTTTCTCTTCATTAATTCTACAGAGTTTACATGCGCCCTTGTTGACGAATGCAAAGCCAGAGAAGTTTAGAGATTCTGCTTCTAACTGGCGGGTCGAGGAATTGTACCTTTCATCTCCCGTGTGCTCGACGCTTACCATTCCGATAAGCCGGCGTTTGACTAATTCAATCATATCTCGGCTCTTCTGTGTGTAGCCGTGGATAACGATATCACCAACCACCGCGCCATCTTGGAACCGTGGATTAGTCAACATTGCTACCTTGTCAGTAGCATCCCGTGGCACGCCACCTGCATGTCGCGCCCAGCCAGAGTTGTCTGACCAGTTCGCTGCATACTTCTGAAGTGTGCGCTCTGGGTAGTTCAGTGCTGTTTGTACTGCACTGTCCGTCCATGTCCCTGCCGCTAACATAGGGACGTCCTTGACGAGCAGGGATCCATCTTCCTGCGTAATCATCTGGGACTTCTTAAACGCGGTTGCAAGCATCCGAGTGCGTGGTACACTTGCCGCCAGTTCTTGCTCAACTGGAGCGGCGTCGAGGGTTGCGCTCGGAATAGGTTCGTCAGTCATGATGTCTTCATTGGCGCGGGCCTTTTTAACCCAATTGCCTTCTTCATTCTTATGCCAGCCAGCTTTCTCTGCTGCTGCCCATGCAACTGCGGAAGCTTTGCCTTCATCCTTATATTCAGACAATGCCTGCGCATACACGCGCTCAAGAAGGTCGTTGAGTTCTTTTGGTCCACCGAGGATTTTGGGCATGGCCCACCCCCCTAAGATTTGATCCCACCAAAGTGATAACCTAGATGCTTTGAGAGCGCTACCTCTAATACAAGGATGCGGTTCTCAAGTTTCACAATTGGGTCTTGTTCGTTGATATCAAACTCTATTTTTCGTTTCTCAGCCATTCTCAAACTCCTTCATAGCGCTCTCACGGTTTTCACCGAAGGCAATCCAATTAGAGCACGATGTCTCCAATAGTAGTCTCACTGCCACGTCCTCTTGTTCAGGACCATAACACGGGACTGCTATCCACGGATATAGCCTACACATAAGAGGACGATCTTTATGTGGCATTATGCAGCCAGTTGAAGTAAGGCCAGGACACCCAGTCTTGAACATCCACATCCTTTCTTCAACCCACACGGGGCCACACTGCTGTATTACATCGTTTCCGACGTATTGATATAGACGTAAGTATTCTTCAGTTGTAAGAGATGGCCGCGTGCAGCACGGTTTCTTACACTTCGTACAAAGGTCAGGTTGTTCCATGATTAGTCGTTCTTGGTTAGTGTGCCGCGCCACGAGGAAGTTGCTGCAGCAGTTAACGTCTGTGCATCTCCAATACCTGACATGAATACGTCAGTGTGTTCGGGAAGCACTAACGGGACAGGTGCTACATACACCATACCATCATTCTGCACGGATACCTCCATCATTGGATAGAAGACACCATTCACGTTTCCACACGCGTCACAGTAGTTCGTCATTAAGGTATACTTAATATACGCCCTTGCTGCTGCTCCAGAAGATGCCCATGCAAATGCATTCATCTGCAGACTAAAACCATCTGGCACTGTATAGATGAGTTGTCTTGAACGAGTCTCACCAACATCGATTGTTGCAAAGGTGGGTGAGTCATCTAATTCGCGCAGTACAATTGTCCCGGCTGCTACCCCACCCGACCCAACTGAATGTACACGGAAATCATTAATACGGTAGATATCAGTAGCATCTGTTGCGACTACCCCAACGCCATTGAGGGTAATCTCCTCAGTGTGTTCTATGAAGTCAGAGTCGAGATATGTAAGTAGACACGTGCGTGCGCCCGTACCCACCGGATCTCCGTCATCGTCTGCACTATCTGAAACTACTTCGAGTCCAGCCTCTGCACCCATCCACGTGTGAATACCACCTGTATTCCAAATGGTTTCGCGGTTTGCACCTGTGAGTGATGGGTTATATCCCATACCATAGGACATCTTGCTACCATCACCACAGTAGCCGAGTGCTATAAACTCACCCATGGTAAGGGTGGGTTGGAAGTGTGTTGATTTGATATATCTGAAGTCAGACATGTTAATCACACCGTAATAAGCCAACCACGCATTGCACTAAATGCGGATGTTCCTGCTGTTGCTGCTACACCTTCTGCATTGATTACAAGGTCTGTTCCACAAGGTACCAAGATGGGTGTAACTAGATGGTGAATCACAGTTTCACAACCGCCACATGGAATAATATAGCGAGTGAATAAGTTTATACCTGATGCCACATCGTCACAATCAAGATTCGCCTTAATCTTGAACTTGAGGAATCCCTTATCCTGTGTAACTCCCCCAGATGCTACGGTGACATCCGTAACCATTAAACATTTCCCTGCTGGCACAGTATACTGCGAATTGCTCGCGCGTGTGTGTCCGGGGAGTATCTGGGAGAATACTGGTGCGTTGTCAATCTCCTGAAGTGTAATGTTTCCAGCAGCGCCTTGACCCGAGCCCATTGTCTTGACTCTGAAGCCATTAATACGCCAGATATCAGTTGCAACGGTTTCCACGGCGGTTGCTCCGTTAAGCGTAACCGTCTCTGTCTTCTCAACTCCAGCGGATGTAAGATAGAATATCTTGACAGTACGCGCCCCGGTGCCTACTGGGTCACCATCGTCGTCGGCACTCGAGGAGACAACTTCCATCTTCGCGCCTGGATAAGTCGCAACTAGTGGAAAATTTGCTAAGCCCCCATATGGCACAAGCGACTCTTCAGCTGTGCTAATCGCGGAGTTGTATCCGAACTTCTCAAACCTGGCGAACTTGCCCCCAAACCCAAGTGCTATTCTCTGTCCGAGATCAAGCACGGGTGTGTAATGACAGGATGCCTGTTCCGTTTCTGAAAAACCATAATATGTCATATTATTCCCTCTCTATATGTGGGACCAGAGTACATCGACAATTTGGATGTACTGGTAAGTCCGGTGCCTCACCCATTGGATAAGTGTTCCCGTGTAAACTCTCGCACTCTTCACATATGCGGTCATCGTAGGCAGATACCCACTCGACCATCTCTACACCCGCAGACTTGTATCGTTCTTTGGCTGCTGCGTTCCCTGCGCGTAATGTTTCAGTGCGGGCGATTGTGACGGCTTTGTTTCTTGCGAGTCCTGTTACTTCTCGAACACGCTTGGTGATTTGAGAGACTGTTTCTCCGTTTTCCCAAGATGCTCTTAGTTCTCTCTTTATACCAGTTGCATAGTAACCAGTAAGGCTCTTTATTTCTCCCACCATGGCTTGCTCAGCCATCTCTACCATTCTCTTTTCAGGTGCCAAATAAAAGGGCCTGGTGGGGCTGGAAAGGCTACCCGCTGTAATGGTTGCAGTAATGGTTTGATCTGGCTTCTCTAACCCCGCACGTATGAGCTGTTTTGATGCCCACTGTATGCCATGTGCTTGTGCTGCCCATGTAACACGCTGTGCTGCCCGTGTCGCTGGCTCTTTGTCAATGAACGTCTCAATCTTATCAACGTTGTCGATCAGTTCTAGAAAGTCTGATGGTAGTGGGACAAACAATGCGGCTGTCCACACGTGACTGGGTATAATCGATGCGAGTTGTCTTCCTGCTTTGCGGTTAAGAGACATCAGGATGAGTTCCTCAAAGTCATTCACCAAGCCCGCAAGAACCCGGGCATTAGCCAACTCTGTCGTTCTGAAACCAGCAGGATCTTTGCGTATTGGTTGTGTCATGATTCTCCCACACTAATATTACTAATATACCATTATAGTACTCGCGACGTCTGAAAATGTAGCCTGTGTGGCTACAAATATAGCCACTGTGGATACGAAAATATAGCCACACAGGCTACATGAGTTTCTTGTCAGGCATCTGGTCTTCTGTCTTTGAAGCGCCAACTGTCGCTTTAATCGCGACAGGCTTCTCATATGAGCTCACCTTGTCGTAAGGCACCATCTCATCCATGCCCTGCCTAAGGGGGTCTTCATCAGCCGGGACACCGAGCTTCTCCCGCGCCCATTCTGCTGGTATAACTGCATCAGCGTCCATACCTGCTCTGAGAGCAGCGATGGCCGTAGCATACTTGAAGAAGGATTCATCCGATACCTCGTTGAACTCTAACCAGACCGACCCTGGGACTCCGGTGATTCGGTCAATAACATTCTGCGAGTAAGTGCGTGCCACAATGTTCTGCAATGTGGTGATAGTCCCAAAGAACGCTCGGATTCTAACTGATGCAGTTGCTTCAGTAGATCCTCTGCCAAGACCGAGGAGCTCGTCGGGTATACCAAACGCAGCAGCGAGTCTCTGTAACGTGATGTTTGAATATGACTCAAGGTTGGACAGTGTGGAGTCAATCGCGCGTATTTCAACGTTTGCGTCAGTAATCCAGTCGTTTTTCGCTCCGACCCTTTCATACATCCGCTTGATGTCAGATAGGTCAATCTGTGCGACTGACTCACCAGGAATACCGACTCGTACGTGATTCTTTGCCGTGCCATGTCTGTGAACCCCGCAAGTAATCGACTCAATCATATCTGCATCGCGCATTATGTCATCGTATGCGCGCTCAACTAAGGATGCACCATACATCTCACCAGGCACTGGGAATAGTGAGATGCTCAGTAATGCTGCTGGTTGTATCTTGACAACGCGCTCGTCAATACCATTATAGCCTTCATCAACTATCTGCTCATATGCGGTGATGCGGCCATACTTATCATAGACCATCCTGAAGGACGAAGCATCCCTCGGGACTATCCCCCATATACCATACTGGCCCGAGTCGGGTATGATCTCTTGAAAGGCAGTGCCACAGATAACGGCATCTAACACACCGCTCCAAAGTACCTGGTCGAAGTTCACGTGTGGTTGGTCCGCCCATTCTTCTACCTTCTCTTTGAGTGCTTTGTTCTCCTCTTCTGCACAGAACGAGTAGCCATTGGATAATGCGAACTGTGGGAATACATCAATACACGTTGCGGCTGGTCCACCGCGGCGATATATCTTGCGCCACTGTCTAACACACTTCAAGTGTGACTGCTCAGGTGTTAACATGCCCTGTCGCATGTATTCGGGCTTTCCATCACTGGCACCCCCTATTATCTCTGTTTTAGGTTGAGGTGTGGACATTGGTTCCGCGGGAGCCAGTGCCCTTCGTATGTCATCGATGAGTTTCATGATATCACTTATTTATTTCGACTTTGAGTTCGTCAACAGCCAGGTCCACAATCTCTGTCACGTCTGACACAGTTGCGGCGGTTTGGATGTTGGTGTTCATCAGTAGTATTTCAAGGACCTTATCCGCCATTGCAGCAATGAGCGCATTCTGCTCTTCTATCTTGGCTGCTGCATCTTGTGCATCGAGTGCATCCATCTCAGCCTCGAATGCTGCGATCTCCTCTGCTGTAGGAGGAGTCACGGGTGTAGTCATGTGCTCTTGTATAGTAGACATTAGAATCGTTCTCCTCCTATGATTGCATACTTGTGCTTGCCGTGTTCCATTAGGTCAGTGATTGCCCATACTAGCGCATCCATTCTATCGGGTGACTTCTGTGTCTTATCGTTAGGCACCCATTCGCACATCTGGTCCTCTAACTTAAGCAACTCACCAACGTGATGCACTTTGCCTTGCTCATACAGCGCTGCAATTGGCTCGGCACGTATTGTCTTGCCGCGTGTTGCATGCACTGCTCTATATGCAACTGTCTTGTCAACTGTGCGTATCACTGACTCAATTAAGTCTCCACCTTGATTGACTTCACCAACTATCCTATCTGCCTTGTGTTCTTGATATGCTCGGACAACTTCTCTGGCCCATACATCTGGACTAGCGCATATTGAATAGTCAGCAAGTACGTAATACTCGCCGTTATCGCGCAGGCCACAAACAACAATACCGGTATAGTCGGAATTAGTAGCAGAAGTAACAGCAGGGTCAACGCCAACCACAACACGCGTGAAATGGATACCTCTTGGCGATGCAATGCGATATCGATCGATGTTCTCATGCTTCCACAATGCGTATGGATTATCGTCAAGAAACTCGCCTAACAAGAAACGCTGTCTCTGTCGCTCTGAAAGCGACATCAATACATCATCAATGTAATCTTCGGATAAGTTGCAACGGTTGCCTTCTGGATTCAGACGCATGTTGACGTAGTTGTCTGGATGTGTATGAGGTAGATTAGAGACTGGATCAATCTTCTTCATGAAGAATGAGTATATCCAGTGCGATTTAGTAGGTGGATTGCAATCAATGTAGAACTTGTTATGTAAGTCACTCTTCTGTGCAAGACGCGTCTGTGCTAATTGAAACGAGGAGAAAGGTATCTGGGATGCCTCGTTAAGATAGATGGAACTGAACTCAAGACCAAGGATCTTCTCAGTTCGCTCCTTATCATCCAGGCCACCCACTATGATAGATGAGCCATTGTGAAAGGTAACCGAGCAATCTACTTGGTTAAAGGTAACTGGTAGTTCAGGGAAACAAGTCTTAAGCACATTAGGAATTGTTTCATTAAACAGTGATTGCTTTGCGTGATTGAAGTGCAGCCTGAAGATTGCATGTCTTGTTCCAGGTGCCTTGAGTGCACGTATGATTATGACATAGACAAGCAGGAATGTCTTACCACTCCTGCTGCCACCATATAGCAGATTATACTTGGCACCAGTCGACAGCATCTTTGTAGCTGCTATCTGGTCTGGTGTCTTGCTGAATGTCATACGTTCGCATCATCGCCATTAATCACAATCGTAACTCGACCTTCGATGTTTACATCTACCTTGTCCGACTGCCTCAATATATTCTTACCAAGCCACTCTAGCATCTTGGGATTACCCGTCTTTGCGAGTTCCATTTGCTTGGCTAATAATACGGTACACGCATCTGCACGTCCGTCGTTCCAAGCTCGTATAAATTCCTCATCATGCGTTGCTGTATTGTAGTTCAAATGCAGTATCTGGCAAACGAGTTTCTGGTCGCAGAGTTGCCTCGCAAGTCTTTCCACCGCTTCATAGTCGACGATGATTCTCGGACGTCCGACTTTCTTGGCTGGTTTAACTTCCACTGCTGTATCCATGTTGCTCCACACCCCCCAGTGCTACTATCACAACACCATTTTGATATTCCGTATTCATCTACATCCATACGCCATGGGTGAACAATCATCCCACAGTGTTTACAGTATGTCACTGCGTCCGTCGTACCACCCACAGAATGAGCACCAGCGCTTTCGCACAAGGCCGTTGTTCCCAGGGAAATACGCATAATACGTATTCCACTCACAATAGGGACAGTATTCAACTTCATCTTCCATAATGTGTTGTGTGGGAGTTGCACCCACCAATCTACTCAACACTTAATTGAACATCCGAGCGTTCTCGAGTTCCTTCATCTCAGAGCGTATCTGTGCTTGTGCCCTAGCTGGACAAGTAGACGCAGAACACGTGAGAGGTTTCATATCTCCCTCTTGTGCATGACAAAGGAAGATTAC